CGATATTGTTTCTCTTTTCCATTCTTCATCCCGACCGGGGACTTGATGCCAGTCAACTCTCATGGCACCATAATTATTTGATTTGGTGGTTGCACCCGTCCACAGTGTGTGGAATAGATTACCGATACCGTTAGCGGTTGACGTGATGATGATCTGGGATTCTTTACCAGAGGAAACGACCGGATATGTACTGGTATAAAAGGATTCTGCATCATCAATGAACGCCGCCTCATCGATATATAAAATCGATGCACTTTTACCCCGGACAGTATTACTTGAGGTTGCCGCCGCTATGATTTTGGTCTTGTTCTCGAATCTAATCGATGATTTGTTGTATTCATCACACCCCAATTGGAGAAAGAACGGCACTTGCTCAAGGGCATCCATAACTCTTTCTAGGACTTCTTTTGCAGCAGACGCTTTATTAGCCACGATCACAATTTTTTCTGGTTTAGAACTGAAAAGTGCTCTGTGGAGGATATATCCGGCGACAACGGTGGTCTTTCCGATCTGTCTAGCAGCCAACAAGATGGAGAATCTGTTTTCACTAAAATGTTCAACCATTTCTTCTTGGAAATCATAAAGATCGAACGGGACCATACCATGATCGACATTAAACACCGTCATCCAACGTTTAATGAAATAAATGGGGTCTTCAGAACACTTCTTATACTCCTGAATCATTTCAGGGGTCCATTGTAGTTCCACGTTAGAACGTTTTATATCTGGGTTACCATTGTAACTGTAACTACTGGGGTATTCAGAATTCTGTGGGTATGAGTCTTTGTATGACGTGTCCAAATCACTTATTTAACATTTTCTGTAAGTCAGTGGTACTAATCACCAAGTTATTGTTTGTGGTGTTTTTGGTGTCCTGACTTGGTTTATCTATAGCTTTAATATCTTTTACTTGTCTGTGTAGGGCCATTATTTCTTTATTGTTGTCGGTTAGTGTCTTAATGAGTTGTCCGACAACTTCATATGCCCTTGGGTGTTCGGTCTCTGTTGCCAGTTCTAATGCACTGTCTAGTGCTTCTTGACCTTTCATATTCAGATTCTGGAGTGAAGTCCTGACTACACCATAGTCGTCGTCGATATCTTTATCTTGGTGGGCATTTCGTCCCTTTGGTTCTTCTGATATGGCCGGAAGACCTTCGTCATGATCAATGATTGTTGGTAAATCATTATCTAAAATACTGGGTTTGCTCATGGTTCAATGGTTCCATTATCTAAAAAATTAAAGTTCTGAACAAAACCAAACGGATCNGTGGACTTAATTGTACTGACACCGACACTGTTGGCTGAATTTGCTGTTGGTAACCCATCAACGGTCAATCCCGGTTCTGTCGTTAAACGAGAAGAAGTTGCCGTCGTTCCAATATCTGTGTTCGCCACGTTACTATCAACACCACCCGTAACTGCGAATGTGTCTGTAGTCACTTTGTTAATGACCCGTGAATTTTTAACTGGTCCGTATAATTGGGCTTTCATCAAAAAATCGAACGTGTAAATCAAACTTCTTCTGGTATCGTAGTCACCTTCGTAATTATCTTCAGTCACCATACTCTGAAAGATCAATGGAACGTCAATCGTAATATTCATATCAGGAATAATATTTACACTACTTGTCCAATCTGGAGTAAAAAACGGTAGTATTTGTTCTACCACCTGAACTCCATCATATGCGTTCTTAACCATAACATAGAGTAGAAAAAGAAATNTCATATGGTACTGATTGGTACTGATATTTTACGTTTTGTCCGTCTGTAACTTCTACTTCTGCCCGTTTATTGGTTGTGTTTAACTTNCTCTGACTATCATATGACATAGAAGTNATCTCNAAACCCATTCTNGGGAGTTGGACCGCATGAGGATTGTCTAAGTTAGGATCATTATCAACCCTAACTAATAACTTTTCTTTGGGAGCATACGAGATCGGCACTGGGATAGTCTGAAGGCGATTACCGTTGGCATCATGACGTTCTACTGTCATATCAGAAAACAGAGAACCGAATGTATAGACGTATTTACGTAGCAAGTCGTGTTTAAAATGATTTCCACCAGCGAAACTCATATTACTAATTCCTTATAAAAATGATTCACCGAATGGGTTAGAAAATGAGAAGTCAAGAATAGCATCTTTCTGAACACTGGCTTTGATCGCGTTATTATCAGCTTGNGCATCGAATGATGACAGTGAATGGCTTTCTAATATAAACGAATATCCATCTTCTTTTAGCATTTTACTACCATCTTCGAGTAAAAGTTCATACCCCAACATATCAGTAGAAAATGAAGTTTCAACACCGTCGATAGCCGCGTTACCGGTATTGAATTTCTCACTACTGTAATCAAATAACTCGACCTTAATGTCATATGTATGAAGTCTGCCGCCTTGATAAAATACGGCTTCGTGTTCAACAAATGATACTTCCCAGATTGATGTTTTACCATCTAATGTGATGGCAACCAAGTCACCTTCATTTGGTCTTGATAGAGTGACTGAATAACCATCGGCCGTGGCTGTTTCTAACTCAAAAAGACTACCATCTTCTTTTAGAAGATTAAAACCTGTTTCGGTCATTAATTTTTCTGACTGGAACTGATCGAAACGTCTCTTGGCAATTGTAAGGGTCATACTGTCCCGAACTTCGATGCCAAACCTACCTAAGAAGTCACCTTCCCCTTGAAATCCTTCTACGTCTTTAACGTAAGCTTCAATCGTCGGAGCCGCGTTGAATGTCACGGACGGGTCTTCACCGAACAGGGTATCCATGGCAACGGCGGTCCTCGGCATGTATTGGATATCCATACCGTACTGTTTGATGGTCTCAATGATCAAGTCAGCAAAAAGATTTGATTCATTGTTCCCAGTGCCACCGTTCTGTGTGTTTTGATAATAACTATTCAACATGACGGTCTATCCCATCTATATACGTATTGACCACAGTCCCATACCCTATCGTGTCCGTTATCTAACATATTCTGGTATGCCGTTTTTGTGTCATCAAAAGTTGTAAGTTTTTCACGTAATTTATGTTTCTGATATGACATACGGTGGAATAGTTTTCCATCAACAATATAATAGAACCCGGGTGTCGTCTCTCTCATCAAAGTGAACACACCCGGATTATCTTTGGAGTATCTCTTATCGGAATACGACACGATGCTTTGTTCGTTACTAAAATTAAGCATTTTACTCAAACCACCCTGAACACTAACACCATATGAACTTGCGAAGCGAAGCAACTCAATACCACTGGTGAAACGGTTTCGACCTAATATGATACAACTGACCAGTACGTCACCATCATATAGTCCTATATATTTATTACCGTATATGAACCCCTGAATGTGGTAATTCTCAAAAAATACTTTCGCTTCTGTTTTGTCCACATACTTAACTACGGTCTTTCGAGCACCAAGTTTAGTATTCATACCCAACAAAGCCCTGATCTTATTCTTCCAACCGTTGTTACGTTCCCATTCTACATCAAAAACATGCAATAACTGTATACCTTTATTCGCTAACGCAACGGTCTTATCTAAATGATATGATTTACCCTTACCCATTTGTTCGCGGTGCCAGTATACACCATCCACCTCAATGGCTAGTTTATGATCCGGTAAGTATATATCTATTTCTTTTGGTGAAATTAATGATTTTGTGTTTCTTATGATATTAGATACACCAAGTTCAGTAAGAAAATCACATACATCCTGTTCAACACTTGAGACCCCTGTGTTATTTGTGTAGGGTTTCCCAGCTTTTCTAGCATATACATGAACAGTATTCAGTGACACACCAACAACTTTTGCCAGTTCATGTGATGTGTATTTGTCAAATGTTTCTGGTAGCTTAAGTATCTTAGCTTCCGGGTTTCTGGCAAAGAACATGGCCTCATGATTATAATCACTTTTTGATCGTATAACACAACCACTCTTAACTATAACATTCCGTACTGACCCATACTTTTGTCCCAAAGTTTCACTTATTTCACGAATCTTACGCCCACTGTTATATAACGCCACAATTTTGTCTTTATCTGGATATGTCTCCCAGTATTTTTCAGCTCTTTCCTTAGTTAGTTTTCCGTTAACTTTCTGTCTAATTGCAGCACCTGAACAACGAGTCGAACAATATTTTCTATACCCACTCTTATAGTTCTTGAATGCGGTTTTGGAACCACAAGAAACACAACCATGAACTTCTTTATCACTGAGCTTTATGTATAACGCCTCTGGTATAGTTTCCGCACCTGTGGTGTCGAGAAGCTGTTGTTTCAATTCCGGTGACAATAAAGCTACCTTTTTAGGGTATATTTTTCCGGACGGGGATATAAGATTTTGTAATTCGTTCATATCAATTCATCATATCAAATACGGGTAGAGAGAAACTATCAATCATTTCTGCTTCTAGTTTCTCAATTTCAGCTTGGGCTTCATCATATAACTGTTGACCATCAAATGTCAACCCCCCGGGAAGTTGCATCCCACTGAATTTCTTAAGATTGCCACCCCACTGTCTTTTAATCAATTGAGCACAATATCTCAACAACCACCGGTCTGACCACACATCAGTCCACACATCGGGATCAATCGTTTGATATGCGTCGATCATAATGTAATTACCGACAAGTAATTTCGTTGCGGATACGTCGAGAATGACCCTGTTCACATGACGATTAAATCTGATTTGTGGTTTACCAGAAAGGACTTCTTTCATCGTGGCGATATACTGTTGGGCAATCACAAAAGAATCTAGACTCCCACCACTTCTCATACCCCACGCATCAGAAAGTGACATTTGATATTCTACTGAGAACATACCAGAAGACGATCCAACACCAGTATCGAAAATACCAGTTACACCTGTAATGTCTTCGGCCACGGTGATATATCCATTATCAACGTCCGTTTGGGTCAATTGGTGGACAATATAAGTTTTCTGAGTACCATCAAAATGATAATCCCGATAATACTGTAACGCATCATCGACCCTATCTTCTACTTGAGAAACATCCACGTTGATATCAATCACGGGTGCTCCTAGTTCTCTAAGACAGTAATCCTTGAAT